AAACGCTGTGATATTCGACATCATAGTACCTTTCTTCTTACTGGATTTTAGTCTTTCCAAGTGATCGCCTTGACCGCCCACATTTGCGCGGTTTGCGCTTCCGTAATAGCGATTGAAGCCAGACGCTTCTGTTCCTCGCTATTTGTGCTTTCGCGCAATAGGTCCATCTGGTCGATGAGCGCAGAATACCCCTCTTTGCACCAAGTCACATTTTTGTCAGCGCCGGAGTTGAAGCCCAACCCCACTGCTTTGTCGCCATAGGTCATGTGCGGCATTATCGTCCTTTCTTCTTACTGGATTTTAGCCATGGCTTTTGCGAGCGTCTGGCCGATTTGTACCACCGCCGGGCGCGGGTCGTCCGCTGGCGCGAGGGTGCTACCTGTGGAGACGGCGACAACGAGGTCTGCCGGCAATTCGATCTTGGCTTTCTTCAGCGCCTTCTCCGCCTTGGCGGGCGACAGCGCCTTCGGTTCTTCGTAGGCTTCGACGCCCTTGTCAGTCAGGAACGCGACCGCCTTGGTTTCGTCCACCCACTGCCGCGTCGCGCGCTTGTTGACCAGCTTCCAGCCGGGGATGGTCTTGCCTTCCTCAAGAACGCCGTGCGCCAACTGCTGAAGGTCTTTGAGGAAGTTCTCGATTACCGGCAACTGGTTCAGATAGTGCGCGATCTGCTCGACCGGCAGCAGCTCGATCTTCTCGCGCACCAGCCGGTCAACCGCGCCCGTCATCACCGGACAGACCGGCTTTGCCGCGCACCACTTGCAGTGGTCGCCAGCGGCCAGCGGAGCATCCGGCTTCATCGCGGTCTTGACCGCAGCCACCAGTTCGCTCTCGAACGCCTTGACGCGCTCCAGCGTCGTCACCCAGCGCTTCACGCTGGGCGGCTGCACGATGATCAGTTCGAGTTCCTTAGCACCGTCGAACACCCACGCCGTCTCCGGCGTGCGGATAGCAGCCGCAGCGTAGAAGAGGAGCTGGGAGTTCTCTTCGACTTCGACCGCGACGCCGTCGCCAAACTTCCAATCCAGCACAACAGCGCGGTCGCCAATGCGGCCCAGAAGGTCAGTAGAACCGAACACGTCAGGCAGAAGATCGCCAAAGCCCACCCTGCTTTCGACCGCATATTCCATTTCCCCCTTCGGGTCGATCTCGTCCAGCGCGGCCAGCGCGGGGCGCAGCTTGCGCTCGACCAAGTCTTCGGTCAATGCGATGCCTTCGTGCGTGCGGCCCAGATAGTCCTCGGCCACGCCCTTGCCGTCGAGAATGTCGGCGATGGTGTCGTGCAGGAGCGTGCCTTCATTGGCGTAGCTGCTGCCGGGCTGCGGCGGCATCTTGTCCACCAGCGCCACGCTGCCGGGGCAGGCGATGACGCGCTTGGCGGACGAGCCGCCGACAATCCTACTGTGCTGCATACTGTACCTCACTCTACTGTCGTTGAGCCGTCACCATACACGTCAAAAAATGTTGTGCAAGTGCCTTGCCAAAAAAAGTTTGGCGCCGTAGACGGGCGGCATGACAGAGAAGGAGAACACCATGCGAGAGCCGACGAACTATGGTCTGAAGATCACTATCGAAGGGAAACAAGGGCACGGAAAAACTACGGCTGCGCGCGCCATCCGAACCCTGCTGGAAGGTATGGGGGCTTGGGCTACGGTGAAAGACGGGATTGAAATAACTTGGCCCGATAAAAGCCCTTCTCAGACGCCGCCGCGCAGCCCGGACTACCCTCTGGGAGACACCGGCATCGGAATTTTTACGAAATACCCCGAATGACCGAGAAAGAGATCGAAGCCTATTTCGTAAAGCGCGTCGGAGCGGCGGGCGGCAAGGCATACAAGTTCCGCAGCCCGGTGCTGCGCGGCGTCTCCGACCGCATCGCTTGCATGCCGAACGGCGAAGCGTGGTTCGTCGAGCTGAAGAAGCGCGGCGGCCGCCTGTCGGCGTTGCAGAAGATTTTCGCTGAAGAGATGGCGGCGACGGCGCAGCGCTACGCCGGCCTGTCGTCGAAGGAAGAGGTAGACGAATGGCTCTGGCGCTTCGCCTAAGACCCTATCAGGACGCCGGAGCGGACTTCCTGTACGAGCATGACCGCGCCATGATCTTGGCGCCGGTCGGCGCCGGCAAGACCGCGATCACGCTGACGGCGATGCAGGCGATGCTGGATGATGGCCACGTCAAGCGCTGGCTGGTCGTCGCGCCCAAGCGCGTCTGCACGGACGTCTGGCCGGTCGAGGCACCGAAATGGTCTGGCATCACTCCAGCGCTTGCGGTTGGACCCCCCGCCCAACGCACCGCAGCCTTGCAGAGTGATGCCAGTGTGGTGGTCATTAACTACGACAATCTGGACAAGCTAGAGGATTTGTCGGGCTTCGACGGCATCGTGTTCGACGAGCTGACGCGGCTGAAGAACCCGTCGGGCAAGCGCTTCAAGGCGCTGGAGAAGCTGCTGGCGCATATCAAGGTGCGTTGGGGGCTGACCGGCTCGTTCACGTCAAACGGCCTTGAAGACGTGTTCGGCCAGTGCAAGATCGTCGATCAGACGCTGCTGGGCCGCGCCAAGGGCGCGTTCATGCAGCAGTACTTCATCTGCATCAACCGCGACTTCGGGCAGTGGGTGCCCGCGCATGGCGCGCTTGAGCAGGTGATGGCGCGCATCCGGCCGGCAACCTTCGTGCTCGACCCGGGTGACTATAAGGACAAGCTGCCGCAGTGCCACGCCGTCGAGGTGCGCATGGAGCTGGACGACCGCGCGCCCTACGAGAAGATGAAGCGCGAGTATGTCGTCCGCTTCGGCGACGACCGCGTCATCGCCCAGAACGCCGCAGCGGTGACGACCAAGCTGCAACAGATGGCGTCCGGCTTCGTGTACCGGGGCGGCGCTGGGCACGCTGATCACTGGCACTTTCACCCGAAAGAGAGCGCTTCGGCGGCCAAAGGCTCCATCTGGTTCAGCACGCACAAGTTCGACCGGCTGGCCGAGCTGTTGGAGGAGAACCAGCGGGCCAACACCATCGTCGTCTACAACTATCAGGAAGAGCTGGCCGAGCTGAAGCGCCGGTTTCCGCACGCGCAGACGATTGATGACAGCAACGTCATTGAGCGCTGGAACCGTGGCGAGGTCGAGCTGCTGCTCATTCACCCCAAATCAGCCGGTCACGGCCTCAACCTTCAGCACGGCGGTTGCCACATGGTATTCATGTCGCTGCCGTGGTCGCTGGAGCTTTACGAACAAACCGTCGGGCGGCTGCACCGCAGCGGGCAGAAGCACGACGTTTGGGTCTACGTCATGTTGACGGACAAAACCATCGACGAACGGATATGGGCGGCGCTGCACGACAAGCGGGCCGTCTCGGACGTAGCGCTAGAGGAATTGAAGAATGGCGAAACTTAACTGGCACTCGCTGGCCACCACCATCCGGTCTTTGTCGGAAGAGCAGTTGAAGCAACTGCTCGACGAAGAGGTCAGCACGCACCGCCGCCCGGTCATGGCGCAGCGGTTGCACCAGCGCTACTCGGCAGTGCGCACGGCCCGCGAGCGGGCCGAGATCATGGAGAATGTGAAGAAATGAGCAAAAAATCTTGCGAGCATGGTATGTGGCCTGCGGGAGCCGTTTGCTCGATTTGTTGGGTTAACCGAGCAAAGGAAAACGACCCGGTCAACCATCCAGACCACTACACCGTCGGCGGTATCGAGACGATTGACTTCATCCAAGCCAAGCTGTCGCCGGAAGAGTTCGCCGGCTACTGCCGGGGCAACATGCTGAAATATATAGCCCGCGCCGGCCATAAGGACGACGCGGGCCAAGATATGCGCAAAGCGCTCTGGTACGGTGAGCGCTGGCTACGCGCGCGGGATGCCAGCGCGAAGAAACCCTAGCGCGGCGGCTGTGAAGCCTGCGTTGAGCGCTGTGATCAGGTCTACGTCGCCGACGAGGTAGCTGGCCGCAGCGCTCAGGACGCCCAGACCGGCCATGATGTAGGTGCGGTATCCCTTGAGCATGTCGTATCTCCTATGCTTCATTCCGGGAGACGGTGCCCCCGGACATGCGAGTGGGTTTGCCGAGAACCGGCTCCCCTTTCGGCCATCGTGAGGCGACAAGGCGAGATTTGCCCAGCTTCATCACGTTGACGGCGTTGCCTTGGTTTCCGCCAAGGACATGATAGTGGGCCGCGTCTTCGCCGACGTAGAAGCCGACGTGGCCGCCACCAGCGCGGTCAAAGACAAGGATTGCGCCCGGCGCCAGCCGGTCAGGGCGCAGCAGCGACCCGTAGTCTGACCACGCCTTCGCCCGCATATACAGCTTGGGGTAGGGCAGACCAGCCGCTTCCATCATGGCCGCGCAGAAGACGCCGCACCACGGCGTCTCGTCATTGCGCCACCATGCGCGCAGCTTCTCCAGCCACCCCAATATGGTCTTGTTGTGGGTCGGCCCGACGATCTCGCGCAGGCCGATATGGAGCTTGGCTTCTACAAGCCAGCGAGGGTCGGTCATACCGGCAGCAACTTTATCAAGATGCCAAGCAGCATCATGATAATGGTGCCGGCCACAGTCAGCCCGATACCTTCCAGACGCTTCAGCCGGGCGCAGATGCTCTCATACCGCAGCGCGCATACTTCTTCATGCGTCGCCAACCGCGCTTCAGTCTTAGATACGTCCATTACCGCTGAACCCTTGCTGGTGCATAG